CAAAATACTATTGAATATTCCAGCCTCATTGATAGTAGAAGAGTCGCCATCATAATTTGACATTTCCTCTTTTATCATGTGAATTATTATTTTTTCTAAATTCTGATCCATAACATTACCTTTTTATTAACATTATTTTTTCTTTGATATTATTTTTTCACAAATGGCCATTTCATTTTTTAAATTATCCAAATGTCTTTTAATTATCTCAAACTGCATTTGAACATCTTCTTTGTTTTCGGAATATCTGCCTGCCTTATCAAATGCGTCAGTAACCATTTTTGAATAAGATCTGCAAAGCTCTAAAGATATGTCTAAACTCATATCGTCATTAGAGTTTAGTAATCCCAATTGCTCTGTAATAAGCTGTATATATGCATCTCTACTTATTTTCATAATATTAATAGTCGTAAGATGGGTTTTCAATCATTTCGCAAATTTCATTCCAAAAATTCTCAGATCCATAACCGAGATTTGTCATATTTTTAAGTATCTGAACCGGATTTTTTCTCTTGATTAGAAGATCATATATAAATTTGGCCGCTCTTTTTTTATCATTGTCTGTTGATTTTATCATATTAAACATATTAACGGCCAAATTTAGATTCTTTTTCATGGCAGAAAATTCTTTGTCCATGTATGGATGTAAATTACTCTTATCGCTTTTGTTTCCGCTAAAAAATGCTTTTACTTTTTCTCCAATACCAAATAATTCGTTAATTTGATGATCAGTATCGCTTTCATCAAATTCTAAAATAATATGGTCATATTCTCTTGGAGATACGCTTTCAATCATTTCGCTAAAACTTTCGCGAATCACTGACTCCCTTAATGAATCCAGAGAATTATTATCTCTAATTTCCCCAAGGCATTCCTTCACTATTTCATATATTTCACTTTTTGTAAAATTTATTTTATTTTCCATATTAATTTTCCTTTTAATTTAGGTAATTTATTATATTGCTTGATTAACTAAATTTGATCTCTGGACTGGTGTGAGGCTAGCTATGTAAGAAAATTCTTCATTGTGATAATTAGAAAAACCAGTATCTTGTATTTTTCTAAGCATGTTTTCTATAAATTTTATTCTTTTGGTTGGATCTAGGCTGAAAACTTTTTGTATCATCTCTATATTTTCTGTATTGTATATATACATAGCAAATTCACGAACAAAATCAATTGCTTTTTGGTCAAAAGTTTCTTTTTTCCGAGGGATAACACTGTTTCCCATAAAGCTCATATCAAATATTCCTTCAATCAAGGCATCAAAGCTTTCGACATAAACAGATCTTCCGCCGCTTTCGGATGATGCAATATTATCGAATATTCTCGTTATCTCAGGAACGATGATATCCTCGTAATAAACTACCCTATCTTCTGTATCAATAAGGCCAGCATTTATCATATCTGATACCAGCACAGAGGCCGCTCTATTTATTATTTTATATTTCTGATCATGCCTTGCAAAATGAAAGCTAGATTCGTTCATATTATTTGACATAAAATAACCCCATTATTACGTATTGAATGTTACGCCTGCCTGATCTATAACGAAATCTAAGTTGATAAATTCGATAACCTTTGTTGGCTGAATCGTAATTCTTCCCTTTACAGTTAAGTTATTTAAGTCAGTTTGCGTTGTTGTCTGATCGTTTATTTCAACTCGATATTGAACAATACCACCACGAGCCTGAACCCTGTCAAGAATAGGAGTAACAAGATTCTCTAACCTTTCTAATTGTGCAGTTGTAGCTTGCTCAAATAATATTCTCTGAGATGCTTGTCTTACCTGTCTACGCAATTCAATTAAAAGTCTTCTGACATTTATTCTATTTAATGAAGAATCAATATTTGCCTCAAGTGTCTTCTGGCCAAGGATAACAAATTCACCGGATGGTGGCTGATATATAGGATTTATATTTACGTCATACAAATCATCACGATCTCTTTTATTTAATCTTTGCGTCGTTGAAGAGATAGTTGGTAACACGCCTCGATTGAATCCTGCTGGCGCTTCAAATGGCGAAGATACCCTATCATTGAATGCCAACGCGCCTAATACCGGAGCGGATGGTGCTACGGTAATTGCACGACCAAATGCTTCATCTGTTAATCTAAGATCTGGATAGTAAGCCGCCGCAAATGAGCTATCCAAAGATCTAGCTTCAAATGTGGCAACAACATCACCGACACTTGAAATTTGATTTGGATTAGCTTCTAATCTATCATCAATATCCATAATATAAAGAGCATCAAAGTTGTTTTCAATTGCCTGTATAGCTCTATCTGTTATGATGGATTGCTTAATTCCAGGAATTGAGAAAAGATTTATAGATACCAAGCCCGGATCAGACATTATATTTAATCCATGCAAATATGCATTTACAGTATTATCATCAAGCCCGCCAGGCAATGTCACATTATTTTCCGCATTTCTTACGGAAAGATTGGATAATAATCTTGATTCTCTATTTTGATAGTTCGTCCCATCAAATCCATTCTGAACAAAGAAATTAAATGAAGATACGGCACTTATTCTATTATAAGTTGCAATTTCGGATGGAGTATTTAGCGCAGCTAAATCTCCCAATGATTGAGTAACAGAAGGAACGCCTCCCCTAAAATATCTAAAATACTTAGCATCGTTCAGTGTTACTGTATTTAAATCAGATACCGTAAATCCAACATTAAGTCCTTTCATTAATGCAACATTATTTAGAGAAAACTTGTTATTCAAGTATGTATCAGCATTAAATCCAGTGGATTCCCAATTTTCATTGAACGTACCAGTTACCATGAAATTAGATTCAGGAACCGAATACATCTTCAAGAATCCCATGATCCCTTGTGATAATCTATCACTTCCGTTAGGGTCATCTTGACCCCTTCCAGAAGCAGGCACATTTTGCTGTGTGAACTGAACACCCCAATTTAAACTCAAATTCCTTCTTCTTGATTTATCCGCAGAGTGAACACCCTGGGAAATTGTCTGTCTAAATGGAACTGGCGGAATTGTCACTCTTGTCGTAGAAGTGCTTAATGAAACTGGAGAAAGAACCGAAGGTCCATGAAATCCAAATGGCAATGCTGCTTTGGGAATTCTTCCGTCAACCAATTCTCTATTAAGAACAAGTCTTATATAATTTGAATTATTAGGAAAATCCCCATCTTCAACAAGCTTGCGATCTTCTTCTATAGACTGATTGAAGTCATAGAAAGTTTTTCTTGTTCCTACTTTTCTTCCGACAAACGATTCTGAATTAGGATCAAGTGTGCAGTTTGTAAATTGTTCTAAAATTATCGGAGTGTTATCAGTATCATTATATTGTCTTACAATAATATCGAACGTGCCATATGGCTGAGAATTCAATACAGATGGTTTTGATATATTTGTAACTGTAATTTTGAATGCCAGCGCCGGCGCATATCCATCATGCAAAGATTCGACCCCAAATAAATCATATTCTGTATTACCAATTGGCTGTGATATCACAGTTGGGGATATAGGCGCTCTAAATCTAGACGCATAATTATTCTGCCTAGCTGCTAAAGATTCATCTGTTGCGGAAAATGCAATAAAGCTTCCGGAAGCTGAATTTGGCAATGTTATGCTAGTTCCTGTAGATCCGGACATTGTTACCAATGAAGGATCGCAATCAAATACAGAATAAAATAAATGCCCTTTTGTGGAGAATGAAGATGGATCTGTATTTAATACATTTGCTAAATAATCTCCTCTATTTGGGTCCATAGAACAAGTCAATGGTCCAAAATAAGCATCAGGATCGGATGTTGTTCCCACCGATAAAACAAATTGCTGTCTTTGTGTAGACTGAGAATCGGAAGCTGGGTTTCCAGATGTTCCCCCAATAGTCCCGAAAGTACAATCCCAATCAGAATTATAAGATGAAGAAGTAGGAGTAGTTCCGCTATATAAAAATAACTGAGCGGATCCACTTGTAAAAACAACACTTCTCAATAATATTGCTGTTCCAAGATCCGTATCATTTGCGGAATTTGGAAGCCTAGTTGTTCCAGAAGAGTAAGTTCCACCAGATTTTAATATGTTTTCAATATATAAATCAGAATGATCGATATCCTGAACTGCATGACCAATAAACCAAACATTCGTTCCGGTTGCATCCGAAATATCAGCGCCGGAAGGACCATTTAGATTTTCATTTCCAGCAACGAATCCTGCCCTATCATAATAATAAATCGGAACGCTATCAACATTCACGGCTGATATGGGACCACCTATTCCCGCGCCTAAAACCCTAAGAAATGTAAATGCAGTTCCATTTCTTAAAAATTCTCTGGCAGCAACAACCCCCTGCCTTTCGCCATCAACATTATTGCCAAATAACGTTGTGAATTGATTGAAAGTCCCTACAGTAACAGGAACGAATGCCGGTCCTAATAATGAAGATCCTATCGCCCCAGCAGGAGTTCCGACCGGAGTTGCATTTTGAGGCTGGATTTCAATTTCTCTTGTTGTTATTGCAGGGGATCTGTTGATTATAGTTTCTGCCATTTCTGTATTTTAACTCCCGCATAAAGGATACGTGTTATTTCATGATTCTACTACTCATTAAATAGTGCTAAATATAGCAAATATATAGTAAAGAAATCACTATACATAAATAGATCATGATTGCATATTATTTTTCGTACACATACTCAGATATATAATATATCTCTGAATTGCTTAGATTTTTTTCTTTCCCAGATTTAATCATCAAATCATATTTACTTTCATCCAAAATAGACGTTCCATTAGTATATGAATATGCTTTTCTCAAAAATTCATAATAACGATTTATTCCGTTTATACTAATACTAATACTGTTGTAAATATTATCATAATAATATTTGTATATTCTTAATGCATCTTGTGATACGAAAAAATCATCGGAAGCCAGATACGATCTGTCTCTAAATTTCCATAAATAAAACATTGCAAATTCATATATTATCTTTCCAAATCCTTTTACTTTGGATGAAGATGAGCAAACATTATATACATTATCGATATTTCTATCTTTATATAATGATATCTTGGCTATCCATTCAATATAATCTAAATGTTGTAGCCCAAAAAGAAAAATAATATACTCTTTATTATTTTTTTTTGAAAAGTATATACATACAAATACATTATCTACGTTAATCGTGCTCATAAGACACATTATATCATTTAGACGCACTATATGCAGCACTAAATGCCACAGAAGAAAATGCATCTAAATATCTCATCATAGTCAGATTAAAATATGGCTGGTACTCTATTCCCTTTGATATCATATTTTGAAAAGCCCCAATATTCGACATAGGTATATTATAGGCATAGTCAAGAGGATTGCCGCGATTTATTAATTTTATTTTTTGATAATCGTTTTTATAGTAATATTCAAATAATCTTGATGAATTATTGTTGCAATCATCACAATAAATAAAAACAGGTAAATCGCCACCATCTGAATATGAAACATAAAAAGAAAACAATTCCGATAGATATTTTCCATTTCCCCTCATACTCTCGTCGAGCATCATTATATTAATTGATGCAAACAAAAACTCATAGTCATATTCTCTTTCATATAGATCTTTTCTATTTCCCTCGCATAATCCTTTAATTGGATTTTGACGAGAAGAATAAAATTCTTCTTTATCATCGCCCAAGGAAACTATGTAGTCGCAAAAACTTTGCTCAACTAGAAAAAATGAATAATCAAATTCGCTTGATTCATGAGGCAATAAAACTAAGTCGAAAAAATTTGCCATAATTTATAAATTAAGAAAACGTAATTCCGTCACCATCAATTGCAAAATCAATAATAATAAATTCAATTGACTTAGTTGGTATCAATGTGACTCTTCCTTCCAACACATTTGAATTTGGCTGTGCATTAATAACTATTTGATAAGCATTAATTCCACTTAGTTGCTGTATGTTTGACATTGCCTGATCAAGCAAAGTCCTAAACTGATCAACTTTATCTTGTCTGTACTGCTCAAATAGAATCTGCCTTCCGATATCTCTCACAATTCTTCTTACACGAATCATAAGCCTTCTGACATTAATTCTATTCAATGCACTATCTTGATTCTGAGATAATGTCTTCTGTCCCCAAATCTTATATCCTTCACCAGAAATACTGATAATTGGATTTATATTTGCTTGGTAAAGGGCATCTCTGTCATTTGCTTTTAATATGTAAGTTAGACTATTGATATTAGACAATGCCCCTCTTGTAACGCCTGCTGGCGCAAACCATGGCTGAGCTAATCTGTCATTTAGTGCTAATGCTCCCATAACAATTGCCGATGGGGATACAGTAAATGTATTTCCATTAAACGGATCAGGAATTCTCGCATTAGGAAAATATGTTGCTCCAAATGAAGTGTCAAGTCCTCTTGCTTCAAATCCATCAATTGTATCACTTACATTTTCAAAATGTTCTTGGTCTAAGTCTAGCAAATATATTGCCATTTCATTTTCATCAAGAATATTCAATGTGTAATCAGTAACAAGATTCTCATAAATTCCAGGAACCGCAAATATCTCAACGTCAGTATTATCGACATCAAGCATATTTCTAATGCCTTCGGAATACGAAAATACTTCATTTGAATTTCCAAAACTAGATGTAAGTGCTGATTCGTATACTGCTGTAGCATTAAGTGCTGCCCTATCAGGATCCATAATATTCAATCCGTCAAATCCGCCTCTAACCGGAAATGTAAATTTCGCAGCGGCATTTAATTTATTCCAATATCTAGGGCCATTTACTCCACCAATAGAAAGAACATCAGCAAAAGATGCCGTCAATGTGGAAACGCCACCCCTCTTATACCTAAAATTAACAACATCAGCAATTGTTAAAAGACTTATAGCGGATTCAGAATTAGCCACATTTGCGCCTAATTCAACATTTGCCAAACTGAATTTATTTTCACTGTGATTATCAGCGGCGACACCGGAATAAAGATTGCCAGTCTCACTTACTCCATAAAATAGAAGATTACCAACAATTCCTGAATTTACAATTGCTGAAGCATTAGGATCTAATAATCCTTTTGGAGATGACAAATCAGTTTCACTTGTCTGGAATCCCCAATATAGACCTAAATCTCTCTTAACACCAATTGCACTAGAAACACTTCCTCTTGTAAGTGATAATCTATAAGGAACCGGAGGAACAAAAAGTCCGTCATAATTTTCATCAATTATTGAAGATAATCCAAATGTTCCGGATAATAGCAATCCACCAGAACCGACAACTCCATAAATCTGAAATGGAACATTTTCTGTATTTCCGGAAGTCTCCACATCAAATTCTGAACCGTCTGATACTGGAACCCAAAAATCTGACGTTTCAGATATGTCACCACCATTTTGAATGAAATCACCCAGATATCCGCCATTAACAAATCCAGATACAGATCCACTAATATTAAACAAATGAATAAATTCGCCTTGCGGAATTGTAAAACTTGACGTTGTGAGGCTAATCACATTATATGCCGATGGGTTTACATCTGCCGTTGATAAATCCGGAACTTGAACACCGGAGAATCCAAATGGAACTGCCTCTTTAGGTATTCTTCCTTGCATTAACTCTTCTGTAGGATCTACATAAATAAAATTGGAGTTAGATCCATAATCTCCACTACTTACCAATTTCCTATTTCTTTCATCCGCCTGATCTAGATCTAATCTAACATTTGCATTTCCAATTACTTTGCAAACAAATCTATCAGAAGCAGGATTTAATGATAAGTTAATAAATTTTTCTAAAATAACAGGCGATCTATCATCATCAAAGAAACTGCGAACTTCCAATGCAAATGAAGGATATTCTTCTCCATCGGAAGTTGCATATCTTATATTAGATATAGAAATTTTAAATACAGAATTTGCATTAGCCCCATCGTGCTTTGATACGACTCTGAATAAATCATATTCGGTATTTCCTATTGGCTGTGATATTATAACTGGAGATACCGGATTCTTAAATCTATCAACAAAGTTGTGCCATTTTCTATTTGAATCTCCCTGCGGAGGAACACAGAAGAATGGAGTAAATAATGGGAAAGAATCTCCTAAAGATGCGCTAACGCTGCTTATAACACCCGTATTTACGCCTTCGACCATTGATACGTCAATTGTACCAGACAATGAGCCCGTAAGCGAAATTTGGCTATCTAGGACATCAAAATTTGCATATAACAAGTGTCCCTTCGTTTGAAATTGCCCTGGATCTTTATTTAGTACATTTCCAAAATAATTTATAGAATTAGGATTCATTGAGCACAATACAGGCCCGAAAACTAATTCGCCCTGAGTAGGCTCATAGAATCCACTTGTGCTTTTGTTTTTTGTTGAAATTACAGCAAATTTAAATCTTGAGTATTCATATCCCGATTCAACTTCTGAAATGTCATTGAGAGGAGATCCGTTCTGTGAATACATTTCGCCAAATGTAGAATATCCATTCGTTGAAGAAAGAACTGCCTTATATGGATTGCTACCCGAACCATATGTGAAAATTACGCCTCTTACTAAATTAGATCCTGTAAATTGAGTAATTTCATCTGTATCATATAATGACCATCTTATTGTGGAAGCAGCAGATGACGTAAGCGCAAATGTTGTTGTCGTGACATTGTTAATTGTGACATCAGCAAGATCATCAACAGAAATTGCACGAACAAATGGATTCGCTACAGTTAATCCAGTTGTGATAATTTGCGAACCCGCGCCGGAAAATGTAACTAATGATGATGAAAGAAAAGATCCCGCAATTTCTTTTTCAAATAAAAATTCTTCGCTTGATTCTGATAGTAATGCCGGAATATTGTTTATTTTTGGAATTGACGGGTTTACGGATGATATCTGCAAAGCCTCGGAGCTATCAGTAAAGACACCGCCAATAAAATAAACAGAAGAGTTATTGTTGTTTGAAGAATACATTTTAATAGATGTATCTTCGGAATTATCGAACTGATTTACTGTCTCTACGATATAATCATCATCTAGCGGATTACTATTAAACTGAGGCTGACCTACGACAAAACCTGCATTTGGAGTATGCGAAAGATAAGCATCATCCCCACTGAATATCACTCTAGGATCGGTTCCTGCACCTAATACTCTCATAAATGTAAATGTAGAACCGCCTTGCCTTAAGAATTCATTTGCAGCAAGAACACCTTGATGTGTATTCAATGTTCTTCCGAACACAGATCTTAGGGAATTTGGTGAATTTAATGTGATAGGAACAAATGCTGGCCCTAATTCTGAAGTGCCAACCGCCCCGGCAGTTCCGGGCTGCGGAGATGTTGCTGCGGGAAATATTTCTATTTCATTAGCATAAAAACCAGGTGATTGAAGGCTGAATCTTGCCATGTTATATATAACTCTCCTTTCAATTTATTATTCGGATAATAAAATTTAACTATTTGTCTATATAAATAGTCG